CTGGTGATGGGCAGCAACCGCCCCCTGCGTATCCTGTGCGCGCGCGAGATCCAGAAGTCCATGCGCGACTCGGTGCACCGCCTGTTGTCCGACCAGATAGCGGCCTTGGGCCTGGGTGGCTTCTACGATGTGCTGGACACGGAGATCCGCGGCGCCAACGGCACGCTGATCCTGTTCGCGGGCCTGCAGAGCCACACGGTGGACTCGATCAAGTCCTATGAGGCCATTGACATCGTATGGGTGGAAGAGGCCCAGAGCGTCAGCGCGCGGTCATGGGAGGTCCTGGTGCCGACCATCCGCCGGCCTGGCTCGGAAATCTGGCTCACGCTCAACCCCGACCTGGCCACGGACGCCACCTATGCGCGGTTCATCGAGGCGGCCGACAGCGACACCTGGCTGTGCGAAATCAACTGGCGGGACAACCCCTGGTTCCCTGAGGTGCTGGAGAAGGAGCGCCGCCGGCACTTCAAGCGCGACCCGGACACCTACTGGAACGTCTGGGAGGGCCGCCCCAAGCGCACGCTGGCCGGCGCGATCTACGCGAAGGAGGTGGAGCGCCTCTACAACGACGACCGCGTATGCCTGGTGCCCTACAACCCCAAGCTGCCCGTGCACACCGTCTGGGACCTGGGCTGGGCCGACAACATGGCCATCGCATTCGTGCAGCGCACGGCCATGGATTTCCGCGTGATCAACTTCATGCAGGACAACCAGAAGACGCTGGAGTGGTATGTGGAGCAGATGGAGAAGCTGCCGTACCGCTGGGGCACGGACTTCCTGCCGCACGACGGCGCCCACGGTGACTTCAAGACCGGGCAGACGGCCCAGCAGATCCTGGAGGACATGGGCCGCGAGGTGGAGGTGCTGGAGCGCGCGGGCCTGGAGTCGGGCATTCGCCTGGCGCGCGGTATCTTCGCCACCGCCTACATCGATGAGAAGCGCTGCGCCGCGTTGCTGGAGTGCCTGAGCCGGTATCGGCGCCAGATCGACCCGCGCACGAACGAGCCTGGGGCGCCGCTGCACGACGAGGCCAGCCACGGGGCCGACGTGTGGCGCTACATCAACATGGCCCTGCCGCTGATGGACAACGACACCCAGGGCGCGAGGCCCAGGAAGCCGCGCGGTGGCGGCATGGCGCGGTGATCCCGTACCAAGCCTGCCACTTTCGCGGGCATGCCTGCATGTATCGACCTGCGCAAAGCGCACCTTCACCGCCAGCATGGGGACCTGCTGGCGGTCTACACCTGGATCAACGCCGAGCGCGCGCTGGTCCTGATCCCGGCCTACCGCCCCAAAGCCCCGTGGTACGTGGTGATGGAGAGCGCGGCCTATCTCTACGATGACCCGGCCTATCTGGCCAAGGCCTGCGTCAAGGCCTGCGAGGTGCTGGGCATCGAGCCGAACCGGCCGAACTGGGTGCGCGTGGCCACCATCGTCAACGAGGGCCTGCCCGACCTGGTGAGCATGCCCAGCGAGCCCGCGTGGCAGCGCCCGGGCCGCGAGTTCGGCAGCCTGGTGGTCAAGTCCGAAGGCCGGGAGATCGCGGCCGAGGCCCTGACCATCCCGGACGCGGGGGCCGAATATGTCCCAGCTTGAGGCCCGCTTCAACCGCCGCGCGGGCGTGGGCGAGCGAACCCTGAACGACGAACCCCTGACCTTCGACCTGGTGGACACCACGCCTCAGCACCCGCTGGACCAGCCTGAGGCCCGCAAGACGCTGCGCAAGCTTCTGAGCTGGTACTACCGCGAGCGCGAGATCCAGGCCGAGAACCGCCTGCAGATGTCCATCGACGCCGACTACTACGACGGCGACCAGTGGGACCCGGCTGACGCGGCCACGCTGGAGGGGCGCGGCCAGGTGCCTCTGGTGTTCAACGAGGTGGCCGTGATGTGCGACTGGCTCATTGGCACCGAACGGCGGGCGCGTGTGGACTGGAGCGTGCTGCCACGCACCGAGGACGATGTGCAACTGGCCGACGTGAAGACCAAGGTGCTCAAGTACGTCAGCGACGTGAACCGGACCACCTTCAACCGTTCGCGCGCTTTCGAGGACGCCATCAAGGTGGGCGTGGGCTGGCTGGACGACGGCGTGTGCAACGACCCCACCAAGGACGTGATCTATTCCAAGTACGAGGACTGGCGCAGCGTGCTCTGGGACTCGATGGCTATGGAAAACGACCTGAGCGACGCGCGCTACATCTTCCGCACGCGCTGGGTGGACGAGGACGTGGCCATCACCATGTACCCGGGCCGGCGCGACGTGCTGGAGCGCGCGGTGCTGCGTGAGCAGGAATTCAGCGCCCAGCAGTGGGCCGAGGACGAGTTCTATCACCAGGGCTACACCAGCGAGCGCCACACCAGCGGCACCAGCGGCACCAGCGGCAGCTACGTCACGGGCGGCCGGGGCAACATCGACAGCGAGGCCCGTAGCCGCGTGCGCCTGATTGAGTGCCAGTTCCGCATGCCCGTGTCCGTCAAGGTCGTGACGGATGGGCCATTCAAGGGCGCCTTCGTGGAGGCCTGGGACCAGGTGCTGCTGGACGCCATTGGCCGCGCTGGCGGCTCCATCGTGGACCGCGTGGCCATGCGCATGCACGTCGCGGTCTTCACCGAGGGCCACCTGCTGGCCCTGGGCCCCATGCCCATGCGGCACAACAGTTTCAGCCTGACACCGATCTGGTGCTACCGGCGCGGCCGCGACCGCATGCCCTACGGCGTCGTGCGCCGCGTGCGCGATCTGCAGATGGACCTGAACAAGCGGGCCAGCAAGGCGCTGTTCCTGCTGTCCACGAACCAGATCTTCGCGGAGAAGGGCGCCTTCGATGACATCAACGAAGCGCGCGATGAGGTCAACCAGCCGGACGGCGTGGTGATCTACAGGGCCGGCAAGAAGTTCGAGGTCCACCGCGATAGCGAGATGGCCGCCGGCCAGGTGCAGATGATGACGCTGGACGGCCAGGCCATCCAGAAGTCCGCGGGCATCAGCGACGAGAACCTGGGCCGGCGCACAAATGCCACCAGCGGCAGGGCCATCGAGGCCCGCCAGCTGCAGGGTTCGGTCGTGACCACGCAGCCCTTCGACAACCTACGCCTGTCGGTCCAGATTCAGGGCGAGAAGCAGCTGAGCCTGGTGGAGCAGTGGTACACGGACGAGAAGGTGATCCGCCTGACAGGCCACAAGGGGCAACTGGACTGGGTGAAGGTCAACCAGCCCGAGGTCCAACCAGACGGCAGCGTGCGCTACCTGAACGACATCACATCCAGCCTGGCCGACTTCATCGTGTCCGAGCAGGACTATGCCGGCACGCTGCGGCAGGTGATGTTCGATGCCATGACACAGCTGGCGGGCCGCATGGAGCCCGGCACGGCCATGCGCCTGATGACCCTGGCCATGGACTACTCCGACCTGCCGAATCACGAGCAGATGGCGGACGAGATGCGCAAGCTCACCGGCGAGCGCGACCCCAACAAGCCCCTCACGCCCGAGGAACAGCAGCAGGTCCAGCAGCAGATGCAGGCCCAGGCCGAGGCCCTGCAGATGCAGCAGGAGAGCGCGCGCCAGGCGCTGGCCGAGCAGCAGGCCAAGGTCCGCGAGATCAACGCCCGCGCCGAGAAGCTGGAAGCCGAGGCCGAGCAGCTGCGCGCCGCCGGCGGCAACCCGGCGCTGGCCCAGCAGATGGAAGGCGTGGCCGCCACCGTGCGCCGCGATGCCGACCTGGAGCTGGACGAACTGCGCCGCAAGCTGGCCAAGACCCAGGCCGACCTAGCCAACAAGACGCTGCAGATCAAGGGCGACCAGGACGTGCGCCTGCAGGTGGCGCACATCGAGGCCGACTCGCGCGAGCGCGTGGCCCAGATCCAAGCCCAGAGCCGCCAGACCCTCGACGCCATGTCGGGCCGGCTGAACCAATTCGACAACAAGGACTGATATGGATCGAGAAACCATCGTGCGCACGGCGGCCGTGGAGGGCGCCAAAGCCGCGCCGCCGGTCACCGTGGTGGCCACCAACGTGGCCAACGGCTGGACCATGACCCACACGGCCACGGCCCTGACCATCCTCTACGTGGTGCTGCAGGTCATCTACCTGCTGTGGCGCTGGAGCAATGAGCGCGAGGACCGCCGGGCACGCCAGGCGCAGGAGCTGGCAGCAGCATGCGAGGTGCGGTCATGAGCGGGGGCCGTGTACACGCTGCA